ACGCATCGAGGATTCGGCACGAGCGCTGCTAATTCTATGATGGCTGTATGCACGCTGTTGCGCAGTCCACGGATCGTTGCCGCCTGACGCTCGCTCTGCCCCTTCCACATGTCGCGGTTGCGCGCGATGCGGTCCCGCTCCGCCTCTAGCTCTGAGACGCGTGTCTGCTGTGCGCGGAGGGCGTGAGATGCCGCGTGGCGCAGCGCGCGCATTGATCCTGGCACGTCAAGGTTTGGGTTCTTCAGATCAACGATCAGCTTGTCGATGTCCTCAGCCATCATTCTACGGGCCTCTTGTTTGTCTTCAGGACCGCCTGCACAAGCGGACTGGCGTTGATCCGCTCTCGCTCGGCGCGTCCAAGTTGCCGTTCGGCCTCCCATAGGAGGGCGCGCAATGCAGCCACTCGTTCGCGCCAGTCTTCAACGGTCATGGATTGCAAGTCGCGCTCATAAGCCATGATCGCCTCCGTTAGAGGTGGGAGGGGCAGATAACAGGCGCTTGCACTTGGGGCACGTCACGGCCTCAGCGCGGTTTGTCCATAGGCCACGCGTCAGATTGATCGGGCGAAAGGCAGTGGCGCACAGGGGTGAGACGTTTCCATCTGCGTCCATCCACTTGGCCATGTGATACGGCTTCTGTTTTGGAGAGCGCTCCGCGCTCTTTGCCTGTGTCATGGGGTGGCCTCGACACGCAGTTCGGCCCGGATTTCCATCCAGAGCTTGCCGAGCATGTTCTGACCGTTGCGGTGTGGTCCCCAGCCCCAGAAGTCGTCCCGCCAGGAGTTCTCGACCAGCTCGCGGTCGCCCGTGGCTAGTAGCTTGCGGCGCACATATTCGTGCTGACGAACCTTGGCGCGGAGAATGCCGCGCATGATGTCGACCTTCACGTCATCCCAATCGGGACGCCGAAGGTGCTTGAAATGCTCCGCGTGCTTGAAGGCCTCATGCGCTGATGGAGCAGCCGATATAAAATCGGCAATATGTGGAGCGACGCCAGCGAACTTCTCCCACTGGTAGGCGGCTTCGGACGTATAGAAGCGGATGCCGACGCGATTAAGCAGCGTGAATGCCGAGAAGTTCGACAGGACATAGAAGTCCTGCTCGTAGAAGAACACTTGGCGGTCAGTGTCGAGGGTCAGCCTATTCTCAGTCGCCCCCTCTGCTGATTGCTTATCCATGGGTTGCCTCCGCATTGGCGATTTCGAGCAGAACGTCAGCGTGGCAGGGATCTCCCAAGTAGGCGCACACCAGATTGATGAAGTCTGGGCGTTGCTCGATCCAGCCGATGCCGGTGTTGCAGCGCGTGCAGAGCAGCCCTCTGACATCGCCATTTTCGTGCGAGTGATCGATAACGAGGGCCTTCGCTTCGCCACATATTGCGCACAGTCCGCCCTGGGCGACGCGTATGGCTTCGACGTCGTTCTCGGTGAGGCCATAGTTCCTTTTCAGCGCCTTGCGTCTGTCGGCGGCCGAAGCCTTCTCGGGGTTCTCTCTGCGCCACTTTGACAATCGAGCATTCCGCTTCTGCCGATTCTCCGCCCCGTAGCGGCGACAAGCCTCGCGCTCGCACTCACGGCAATCTGGGCGCTGTCCGCGAAACTCGGCGGCGGCCTTCGGTTTCAGGCATGAGCGGCAGCTACGCATTGGCAATCTCCAACAGGACCGCCGCATGGCAGATATCCGGCTCACCCGGCTCCGGGAGCCTGCACCAGCAGGCGAGGTTCTTGCCCGTCAATTCCTCGATCTCTTCGCGGTCGGGGCCATGCTCGCTTGTGACCCAGGAACGAAAGAACTCCACTGCATCGGCTGCAGTCGCGCACTTCACCTCGCCGCACGGCGAGTAAGCGCCTTCCTCAATGATCGGGTAGGTATCGCCAACGACGAACGGGTTCCCCCACCTCGTAGAGCGGTCGACCTTCACGGTGTTAGGCGGCATCTTCCAGCCCTTGGTGCGCTTCAGCTGCACGCGGACCGGCGCTGATGGCTCATCCATGTGCCTGCTCCTTGGACTGTGCGATGAGTGTGCGGAGGAGAGCGGAGAGGATGGCGAGCGGCACCTGATCGTGCACGGCGTCAAACCCCTCCACATCGTCACCGATCATCCGGCCTATTCGGGCTATTGCCATCGGCTTGCCTCTGGGGCGCTGGCTCATGACCGACCAGTTCCAACCCGGCAGCACCTGCTGCATCAGTGCTATGGCTGCGTCGATGGATGCGGTGTACTGCCAGTACGTGTGTGGCTTATTGGTGCCGGTCTCGCGGTCGTGGATGCTGACAAGAACGTCAGGCACGAGCGCTACGGCTATAGCTAGATCCAGCTCCCTATCCGGCCCATCAGCCTTCTTCACGCGCCTCAGAAGTGCTTCGAGCGTTGAGATGTCAGCCTGCATCTGTCTCTCCTGTGGCTCGGGAGAGGGCGGCGGACTTGTCGCCTGCTAGGCGTTCAGCAGCCCACGCCGCGCACATCGGCGCGATGTCTTCGAACCTGGCCGCATAGAGCCAGGCGTTGTAGGTGTGCCCCCAGGAGAAGGTGTAGCCACTAGATCGGTGATTGCTCGTGACTGGCGTGGAGACGTTGAGCAGGAACCCGTGTCGGCCATTACGGAGCAAAATGCCGCCGGACTCTTCGGCCGTCTCGCGGTCTGAATATCCCTCGTCGGCGGCACATTCGATTGCGCGGCCCAACTCAGGAAGGCTTTTGAGCACGAGAGGCGCCATGCCGTCGCTGGCCTCTTCGATGAACTCGCAAAAGTCCTCGGATGGTGTGCCGCAGCCGAGCGCGGCAGGCAGCCAGAACATTTTCTCGATGCGCACGTTTGCATCGTTGAACAATTCGGCGTGCTCACTCCCCATGGCTACCTCCCTTACAGGCTGCGCAGTGCAGTTCTCCCGTGCCTTTGCACTCCTCGCACGCTGGCGGCTCGGGCTCTAAGCAGCAGCACGTATCCTCGAAAGCCTGACAGACGCATTCGTCCTCGTGGAACCCGGCGCCGCCGCATTTCCAGCAGTCGATCCAATAGCCACCATCATCATCATCGAAACGGATGACGTTATCGGGGATGGTTCCCCCGTCTATCTTGGACATCTTCATTTCAGCCATGATCGCCTCCGTTAGAGGTGGGAGGGGCGAGTTCGCGCCTCGCTATCCCTGCGCACCAGCCGCGATGATAGAGGCGTTCTGCCCATGAGCTGGAGGGGGTCGGAAACGGCGGCCCCGGCTTCCTGGCGTAGCCATCAGCTAAGCCACGCTCATAAGGTGTGCGCTCCCCGCCCTGTCCCTGAGTGCTCATGGGGTGGCCTCGAAAACGTAATTGTAGGTGACGGACCCATCCTCACCGTAATGGGCACTTTGGATGACGGCCTTCGCCTTGCGATGCGCAGGAGTGACGGTAATCTTGCCGCCGATTGCCGCGAGCAGCGCGTGCTGGTCCTCGTAAGCCTTGTAGAGCAGTGACCGCAGGCTCTCAGTTTCCTTCTCGACGGCGGTGCGTAGTTCGGCGCGCTTGATCATGTCACTGAGGTTCGCGTCGACCCGGGCCAAGCGCTCGGCGTTGTGCTTCTGACACCAGTGGACCCCCCATCGCGTGCCCGCAGGAGCCGTGCATCCTTTGACTGAGCACGGCTTGCCGGTGTGGTATTTTGGATCGTTGCCGGGGTGATTGGGGTCGGCGGCTGGTTCTGGAGCCTCTCCCTTGTCTGCTGATGGCTTATCCATGTCCCTGCTCCTTGGACTGTGCGATGAGTGCTTCCAGGAGGGCGGCTAAAGCCAAGAGCTGGATTGGCTTGTTCCCCGTCGAGGTAAATGAGGGCTCGTGCACTAGCCCGTCATTGTAGACGCGGGCGAAGTTGCCGATGTTCTTGCCGTTGCTGTCCAGGCTCACAAACCAACCCGGCAGCTTCTCCTGCATCAGCGCTAGGGCTGTATCGATGGATGCGGTGGGCGATGGCAGACGTGCGTTCCGATCGTCACCGTCGAGGGTCCAATACCCATCGTTGCCCCGGTCCCATATCTGGCATTCGCCATCAGTGCTTAGGTTGCGGTATCCGGCTATGATCTCTAGGATCGCCGCATCCAAACCTCGATCCGGCCCCGTAGCCGCCTCCGCCCGTGCGAGCAGTGCTTCGAGCGTTGAGATGTCAGTCTGCATTACCGATGTCCTCGCTCGCCGTATTTCGCCCGCCGCGTTGACCATGCAGCAGCGCGGATTGCGGCCAATTCCTCCGGTGTCTTAGGCGCAGACTTTTTGCGCGGTGCACGCCCCGGCAGCCACGGTCCGTCATCCAGGCCGCTGTTGTCGGGCCGATGATCGTGCGTCCACGCAAGCACAGAGCCGCAGGTGGTGCAGTAGTCGGCATCGGCGGCAATTGCGGCGTTGCGCTTGGCAATAAATTCGGCCACAGGGTCAGCCTGTGCATCTACCCCTCCTGTGGCTCGGGAGAGGGCGGCATCGGTCGTGGCGAGGAATGTCGGACAGGCACTCGTTACATTCCGGCGCACCTGCTCCTTGTCGCTGTAGCAGTCAGACCAGACCCAGAACGGCGCATGAGAAAATGGCCGATCCTTCGCCTTCGATTCGGGCGTCTCGTACCAACGGCACTTCCCGTCGCGGACGAAGTGCTTGCAGTCGCCACAGCGTACTGATGTGTCAGACATCGCCATCCCCTCCCGTTGCTTTGCGGGCAGAGAGCATCGCTGCTGGTGGTGGAGGGAGAGGCATCCAATGACTGGGCGCGATGTTGTGGGCGGGCGCGTCGTCACCGTCAAACTCCTCGTACCAGCCCTCCGGCATATAGTATTCGCCGTCGATCTCGACTGCCCAATCCTCGCCTTCATACCCCTCAGCGACGGGCAGCCCGCCTCGCCCATAGTGACGAGCGCACATTGTGTGAGGCACGTGATTTTTGCCGTTCGGAACCGAAACGAGAACCTTGCGGCTTACGACCTTATCAGTCGCGAACGATGCTATCGGCTGCCACTGTCCGAACGCCGGTCCACCATCATCCTTCATGGCTTGCCTCCCGTTGCTTTGGAGAGAGCGGCGCGCACCATCATCTGCATGCACATTTCTTCGTTGGGGATCGGACCATCGCAGGCTGCCGGTTGATCGGTATCGGCGCGCTCATCGAAGTATTCTTCGCACCGCTCAAGTGCTTCGAGCAGATCGGGAGCGGCGGCGATCAGGCGGGCGTTGGCAACCCGCACCGGATCGTTGCGCCAAATTCCGGTGATGTCCTTTTCGTCTTCCTCGCCGGGGGCATGGTAGAGAGCGGCGATATCGGCCCAATATGGGGCCTCTGTCTGGCGGATATAGATGCACGCCCTTTCGGGATGGTCGTCGTGGACCTCCCAGGGCCCTGGCGTGTGCTTGCTCTCACTCCCCATGGCTACCTCCCTTACGGGCTGCGATCATGGCGTCTGCTGGTGGTGGGGGGAGACGCATCCAGTGGGTGGGCTCCAGGTTCGGATAGCTACCGATGTCCCACTCACTTTCCGGGAGTAGCGCACCAGCGCCCCACGTCGGCCTGCGCCATACCCACCCGGCTGCATGCTCACCCATCCAGTAGCAATTGATCGTGCGGCCACGAGGGTATGGGTAGAACAGGTCTATCTTGGTCCCATCCTTCGGCGCAGTCTCTATCGGCTGCCACTGTCCGAACGCCGGTCCATCTTCAATCTTGGACATCTTCACTTCCCCTGCTCGTTAGAATGGGATGCCGTCGTCGTTCTGAAGCTCGCTTAATTCCACCCTCTGAACTGGTGGCTCTGAAACACGCATCGCGTATTTTGCTTCGAGGACGATGAAGGTCTGACCCGGTACTAGGCGCGCAAGGCGGGCCGCTTCAGTCTGCGCCATCTGCTCGCTTTTATGTCGGACCACAGGGGCGCGCCCCAGCGGGTTCCAAACCATCCAAAAGCCTCCGCTGTCATTGTGGTGTTCGTTCTCACGTGGGTTCATTCTGCTCATTCCCCCTTAGGTGATGGGTGCATTCAGGCGGCTTCGGAACTGTCAGCGTCAGATGGGGCGCGTCCCTTGACGGGTTTCGTCGCGTACGGTGGGGCATCGGCGATGATCTGCACCACGGTGACGGCCTTCTCGCCGTGCTGCGTTTCGACGGTGACCCTCTCGCCTGCAACAAGTGCCTCGCCGTCGTGGTCGAAGTGGTAGGTGTAAGGTCTGCCGCCATCGGTGAACGTGCAGGCCACGAATTGCCTCGTCATGCTGCTACTGGCCTCCGTGTTTTGTGCTCGAGGATGAGGTCGCTGACATCGATGCCGGTAAGCGCGTAGATCTCGGCGTAAACGCGGTCTGCGACCGGTCGAAACTCGGTCTCGTCCATGACCTCGTGCGAGATCGATTTGGCGAAGTGCAGTGCAATGCACGGCTCGCCCCCGGCGACGAGGTGGCGCAGAAACGGGTATTCTTTCTTGGCGCGCAGGCGCGTCATAGCGGCGTCGATGAACTCCATGAGGCGCTGTTGCGCCTTCGGATCGTCTGGCCACGGCGCGGTCACGCTCTCGCGGTGCCCCACGCGACAGAGCAAGTAAGCCCGCAGGAATTCCGGATCGCCCTCGGGATCGAATTCGGCGTTCTCGGGCCAGTGCTCGCAGATGTCCGAGAGCACGCCGAAAAACGTTGAATGCGTCTTGCTCAGGCGCGGCACCGTGACCTTGCTCTTATGGGCGACGCGCTCGGGGATCTTGAGCATCCGAACTTCGGAATCCTCATCGGCAGGAAGAAGGGCGCGACCAATGCGGATCAGGGACATTTCAGGCACCGGCTTGCCCTCCGTCTTTCTTCCCCAGCTGCGCCACCTGCGTGGGCTTCTGAGGCGTGGCGGCTACTGCCCCGGCCACCGCAGCCGCCGCAGCGGATTGCCCGCCCACGAGCTTCCCAGCGGCCTTACGGATGATGTTGGCGAGGGATGGCATCAGAAGCCCTCTTGCGTGAGCGCGATGCGCTTGGCGTGCACGGTCTTCTCGTGGCACTTCCGCCCGTGCGGGTGATTAAAGACCTTTTGGCAGAAGCGGCATGTGCGCTCAGCTAGCGCGCGAGCTTTTTTCTCGACGCGCTTCTGTTCCTGTACCGCTTCCCAATCCAGGTCGCGTTCCGCTGCGCGCGCATCGTCACCCCGCCGCCCTGGAGCGATCCAATCGCAATTGCGGCACTGTTGTCCTGGCGGGACCAGCGTGCCGGTTCCATAGCGCACAGCGCACGTTGGGCATTCGTGCCAGTGAGCACGTCTCGCACGGCGCGCATTGCGGACATCATTCCAGTAGTCGCCAACGTCTCCCATCAGACGGCTCCCGTCGCAGCGCGAAGCTCTGCTTCAATGAACTGGCGCGCTCTTGCGTTCGCGAAGTGCACCGGCTCGGTATCTCTCCGCCGTGAGTAGGCGAGCAGCACCGCCAGCACGTTGGCAAAGCCGATCTCTCGATCGGCATCGCGCCGCTTCTCTGGCACCGGCACCGGCTTCGGCGTAGGCGGCAGAAGGCGCTCCATTCGGGTGCGCAACTGCGCTTCGGCGCCATGCTCCAACAGGAGGGACACTTGCGCTTCGAAAAGATCGAGCATCCCGTTGAGAGGGTTCTCGCGCTCTTCCGGCTCGTAGCGGATTGCAGCGGCGGTCATGCCGTGGCCCCCTCGGTGATCGGGTGGTCAAACAAGCTTCCCATGGAGCGCTCAGCCTCTGCCTCAAGGAGGTACTTCGTGGCCTGTTCATAGTAGGAGCGCTTGAGCTCAACACCGACATAGCGGCGACCCGTTTTGAGCGCGACGACACCCTCTGATCCGATGCCCATGAAAGGAGAGAGCACGACGTCGCCAGGGTTCGACCACATGACGATCGCACGTTCGATCAGATCGAGTTGCAGCGGGCACATGTGGCGCTCATCGGATTCTTCGCGCGCTAGGCGCACGTTGAGGACATTGCCCTGCTTGATGTCCATCCAGACGGGCGAGGCCCACTGCTGCCATTGCGAAACAGGGAAGGTTTCGTCGGTGTGCCCAACGCGCTCGGCGTTCTCTCCTGGCTTGCGGAACACCAGCAGATAGTCCGGCAACCCGGTCCGCGACATGCAGCTATCCTTCTTGAGCTGCTTGTGCAGAAGCCCGAGCGCCTTGGTGCGCGTCATTTCGACAACCGGATCGCGCCAGATCGTCACCCGGCAGTGAAAGATGAAACCGGCCGCGATGTGCTCCGCGACGATGCCATCGGAGAACGGCTTGATGCCTATGTATCCGTCCCGCATCTTACGGCTCGGCAGGTCGGTGCAGTGCACCGCCGTCAGCCGACCGGGCTTGAGAACGCGCAGCTTCTCCGCGATAACGTGGCGGTACTGATCAAAGAATTCGGCATCGTTACCGACGTTCCCGAGGTCTGCCGCACTCTCACTGTAGACGAACAGATCCCCGAACGGAGGCGAGTAGATCGAGAAGCCGACGCTCTCATCGGGGATATCGCTCAGCGCGTGCACGCATTCGCCGTGGACAGCCGTAAATCCATCGCCTGTGCACTGGTCGAGAATGGTCATGCCGCCAGCCATTGCGGAACCTCCAGGCGCTTGATGGGTTGATAGGGGAGCTTCGTTCCGACCGACTGGCACGCGCGCTTCATCGCACCGACCATCTCGGTCTTCATCATCTCGTGTGCTTTTGCCTTGAGCTGGACGGCGGCGAAGATCGGGCGCTCGGCCTCCGACATCGCGACGTGAACGTGCACCGGCCGCGTCTGGCCGAAGCGCCACGAGCGGCGCACGGCCTGGTAGTAGCTCTCGTAGGAGAAATTCGTCCCGACGTGGGCTTGCCGGGCGCAGTGCTGCCAGTTGAGGCCATAACCTGCGATCTTGGCCTTGGTGACGAGGATTCTCTGCTCGCCGGTAGAGAACGCAATCAGCCGTTCCTCTTTCTTCTCGGGCGGCATCGACCCGCGCACCTCAATGGCGCCGTCGATCCGCTTCATGAGCGCATCGGCCTCATCGTTGGTGTCGCACCAGACGATCCATGGCTCGGTTGGCTCTGCGGCGACGGTGGCGGCGATGACGTCTGCCCGATCGGCAATGCTCAGCCGCTTCTCGCGGTGCATGCTCGTGGCGCTGTTCTCGGCGATGCGGAACATGCGCGCCTGTCCGCTTTTGTCCGCGCCGGCGTTGACTGTCAGATCGGATCCGACGACGTGCAGCGTTTCGATAAGCTCGGGGAGCGCAAAGCCATCGTCCGTAAAGCCGAGGTCGGATGGCTTGGACACGCACCGGGCCCATGATGAGACCCAATCCCAGAACGCCGAGGCGGCGTGCCCTTTGAGGCGCCAAGCCTGCGAGGCCTCCGAAGTATCGTTGACGAAAAATCGCGAGAGCATTTCGCGGCTCTCCATCGCGCCGAGGAACTGCGAGTGGTTCCCGAGCTCCATGTGATCGTTCGGCGCCGGCGTCGCGGTGCAAGCGAGGCGATAGGGGGTCTGCGCAAATGCTGCGATCAGCTTGCGCGTCGTCGCCCCGGTGAAGCTCTTGAGGATCGAGCTTTCATCGAGGATGACGGCTCCGAACTGGTCGAGGTCGAATTTCTCGAGGCGCTCGTAATTGGTGATCCAGATGCCGCTGCCGGTCACTTCGGCGGGCTCGCGAACATACCTGGCCTCGATGCCGAACTTCTCCGCTTCGCGCTGGTGCTGCGGCCCGACGGCGAGCGGCGCCAGCATGAGCACCGACATGTTCGTGTGCTCAAGGATCACCCGCGCCCACTCGAGGGCGACGAGACTTTTGCCGAGCCCGGTATCGAGGAAGGCGGCCCCACAGCCCGCCCGCAGTAGGAATTCAGTCGTGTGCGCCTGATGCGGAAACATCGCAGCATTCAGCGCCGGCACCTTCGACAAGCCTCTCGGCTCGAAGGCAACCCGCTTGCGGGCGAGCAGTTCTTGGTAGGAGGCCAGCGAGGTCACAGCAGCGCCCCCTGTCCGACGACGGTGGCGGCGCGGTTGCGCCAGCACGGGTCGATGCCGTCCAGCAGGCGCTCCAATCCATCGCGTGCACGGTCAGCCTCGCCGCGTTTGAGCAGGGCGCGTATGCAGGCGAGGTCTTCGATTTCGCCTTCGCCTACGGGATGCGCTTCGAGTTCTTCGATTTGATCCTTGAGTTCGTCGACTTCATCTTCGAGGCGGTTGGCCTTGGCCTCAAGTGCCCCGATTTCGTTCTGCGCCTTGCTCAATTCCTCTTCGCTCTCCTTCAGGGCGCGTTCCGAAAGGTCGAGTTCGCTGCGCAGCGTTTCGACCAGCCTCTCGGCGTTGGCCAGCATCGCGCGCAGATCGGCGACGCTGTCGGTTGTCTCGGCGTTCAGAAGTTGTGCTGCATTCCCCGACATGAACTTCCCCCTCGGGTCCGATACGCAGGCACGCGGTCGTGGATGGCGCTCAGCGCCGGAACGGCATGATGACTTGTCGGTAGGCAGGCAGGTCCTTGGACCAGATGAGCACCGGGTGACCGGGTGCGGCCTGCTGAATTTCTACGGGCGCGCCATCGGGCCAGAGCTTGAGCATCTGCGTCAGGTAATTGGCGTTGATGTCGACGTCGGCGGTCTCTTCGCGGATGTCCGACTGCAGCGTCTCGCTCGCGACCTCGTGTCCTTTTTTTCCGGTGACGATCGAGAGTCCCTCGGCGCCGGGCGCGAGGCCCACGGCCGGGACTTTCGCACCCTCTCCATCCAGCACGACGATTGCACGCTCGACGGCATCGATCAGATCTTCGGGCTTCACCGCAGCGAACGCACCGTTCGGTTTGGGCAGGAACCGGGAGTAGTCAGGGAACTCACACTCGATGACAGCCGTCGAAATCTCCGATCCAGCGCACCGCACCAGCATGCGGGAGTGCCCGAAAATCATTTCGACATCGCCGCTCTCATCTTCGATCATCGAAACGATCTGTTGAGCGGCCCCGGTCGGAATGGTGAGCCCGCCGATGTCCTTCCAGTCGTCCGAGACGCCGATTTCACGATAGGCCATGCGGTGACCGTCAAGGCCGACCGCCACGAGACGCAGAGGATCTGGAAGCGGGTGAAGATAGATGCCGCGGTAGTAGGAAAATGCTGACGATGGATCGGTGGCCGACGCCGTACTCGTGAAGAGCGTCCGCAGATCGGCCGCGGGCAGAGCGAGTGTTGCGCCTTCCGGTGGCGATGCGATCGGGAACGTGTCAACTGGCAAGGTCTTGATCTTGTAACTAGCCTTCCCCGCGGCGACCGTAGCAATGTTGTCTGCCACGCTCACGACAATGATGGCGGACTTCGGCAGGCGCTTCGCCAAGCCGAAAAGCATGTCGGCGTGGATCGCCGCGGCGCCATCGGCCTTCACATCGGCGGGCGCGCTCGTGGATGCTTCCATATCGATGCAGGTGCCGCGCACCGATATGCGGCCCGCGCTGGCCTCGATTAGGAAATGCTGCAGGATCGGCAGCGTAGAGCGGGACGGGACAACGCCCTTCACGATGCCGAGAACGCGCGTCAGTTCCGCCGCTTCGATTGCGAAGTCCATCACTCGATCTCCAGAATTTCAGCGGCGCGCTTCTGGCCCGTGGGCGAGCAGCGCGCGATCATTTCGGCGTTCGCTTCGCGCAGCTCTTCGAGTTCGGATTCGCTTTCGCAGTAGCGTCGATCCTCTTCGAGCTTCGCGAGGAACCCGGCCTCGTCGGCGAGCGGCGGGTCCTGATCGAGATCTAGATCGGGAACTTCGAGGGTGGTTTCGGCCGCTTCTGCGGGTGAATGTTCCTGAACGGGAGCGGTGAGGTCAGGAATTTCGAGTTCGGCGCGCGGGGTGATGTCGCGCGGTTCGCGGCGCGCGTCCTCAATATCGCGTTGCTCTTCGAAGATCGGAATGCCCTTGAGAACGTCAGAGGCGCCATCGCGCGCGGTCCATCCACGGCAGCGCATCCTGAGCATCCGTTTGCGGTAGCGGAACCAGGGCGCCGTGTTCGGCACAGTGTCGCCAGAGTTGTCCCTCGCTGGGACCGTAGCGCGATCGTCCCAGAGCTGGTTGTCCTTGGCGTCCTGAACCGAATATTCGCCATCGATGGTCGCACCGTCGGGCCGCGTGACGGTGCACTTGGCCGTGAGATTGTCGCCTTCGCCCTCGTACCACTCCTTAATCTTGAAGCCGTGCGACCAGAGCAGCGCTGGAATGGCATCGCCGTAGAGGCAGGCTTTGCCATTGACGACGCCGATCGTCTCCAAGGCCGTCATGGGCGGC